TTGTGTTGATTGTTTGAATGCAGAGAGGATGTTGTTATAGCTATCTTTTGCCTTGGTGTACCGATCTGCTTTTTTATTAAACTCCCCTCTTAATTTATTTTCTTGTCCAAATGAATCCTTGTTAGCAAGGCCAAAAACACCATCCTGGTCTGCAATATAAAACTGAGATGGGACATAAATTTGCCGACCTCCTTGAGCCTTGTTTAATTCATCACCTGTCAAAATTGTTCCAGGGTCATTGCTTAACTTTTTCTCTTCTGGTGTCAGATCAAAAAGTTGGAAATCACTCATTCTGCCCTGGTCATCATAAATGACCCGATAGTTTTGATTTGCATCAACTGAATTTTGCAAATTAGGCATGTTGTTGACAATTTCTTGCCCAGTCATGAATAGTGGCCCAGTTTGATTATTTTGAGCCAAAGGACTTACCAATTCAGTTACTTGGGATTTATCAGGCGAAATACCAAAAAGTCTGTCGTTAGGACCTAAAACTTGAGTTGAGGGTTGAGCAGAAGGAGTGGGTGCAATCTTGGAAAAGACTTGGTATGCACTTCCTATGGCACCAGCATTCAAAAGACTCTCTGCCAGTCTTGCCTGCCTCTGCATCTCTGATGATAAATTTACCCCTTGCAGGTCTCTTAGGCCTTCCCTGATTGCAGTTTTAAGATTTGCAGATTGTTGCTTCTTGAGTTCTGCATTTTCAAAAGACTGCCTGAATGTAACCTCATCCAGAAGATTTCTTGCCTCTTCTTGCTGGGAATCTTTGGCTTGTTGCTGATACTTTAGGCCTCCCATGTATCCACCAAGACCAGACTGCAATCCTCTGGCAAAGACCTGGCCCCCGGAGACTGGAACCCGTGATGGTCCCATTGCTTCAAGCAGGCCTGAGACTCCACCAAGAAGGCCAAGGATCAAAGGCGCATTTTCCTGGAAGAATCCAGGTTCTCGATTCATAACTGCCTTGTAGTCTGCCAAGGGGTCGGGCCGAGGATCCACTCCATATTGTTGCCTGAGTTCGTCGGCTCTTGCTTTGCTCACTGATGGTACCTGTGCAGTAGCCTGCAAATTGTTCCCTGGCCCCTTTATGGTCTGGGTCTGTGGGACTGTACGGACTGGGGCATCCTTCATCGGGAATTGATTAGGAATCTGAGGATTTTGTGCAGCAATGTACTGCATCTGAGGGATCGTTCGGGCATCCTCTGGCCTCATCGTCATCTTGGGATCTATGAAAGGCTGAGGCTCATTGGAAACATTGAGGAGGTTCTCAGGAGGCTGCATGTTCAAGACCGGCATGGGAGGCATTGGAAGATTTTCCAGCCTTCTTAAAAAGTCAGGGATCATGATTCCCCTTGTATCGTCGTATATCTGCCCTGTGTTTGGATCTTGAACAAGTGCCATTTTATTCCTTAGTAAAGAAGTCCTCTGGGGGGTGCCATGGGTTGCTGACCCATCATCATCATGAGCATGGGGTCATCCATCATAGGATTATATGTTGCCATTGGAATCTGATTGATGTTCTGCATGGCCATAGCAGGATTTGCTGGTGCAGGTTGCATCGTTTGTTGTTGAGGTGCTTGTTGAGGAGACATCTGCCCATACATGTCCATCCCCAGTTTTGCAAGTGCAATTGCAGTTGCTGCTTCCATATCATCCCATTAATTTAGGTTCACCGAATAAGGTATTAAAAAAATCACCTAAGACTCCTCCATCTCTTCCATAGTAAGAAGTCGATGGAGCATAATAATCACCAGGAGCAGATCCCAGAAGTCCTGCTGCCTTAAATAGCTGATTGGTATCGAAGTCCTTTGCTTCCAAAAATTGCTGATACTGAAAGTCCTTGAGTGCCTGGTCTAGGGCCTGCCTTTGTTTTCCTGCTGCGGAAAGGGCATTGATTCTGGTTGCCGTTGCATCATCGATGGCCTGTCCTGTGGCCCTCAGGTCAGATGCTGCTGCCAACCGGGTTGCTGCTGCCCTTTGTCTTGCTGCATCGGCAAACTGTTTGGACTGCTCGGTTTGACCAAAGGCACCCTGTCGGAACTGTTCTGCCCTTGCTCGATCAGAATCTGCTCCTGCCATGGCTCGATTGAACTGATCGGCCCGTAACTGGCCTGCGGTCCTGGCAAAGGCATCTCCGTATCTGCCTGAGGTAAGTGCTTCTGCCACTCCTTGCCGAGACCCCCCAAAGGCCCCTGCTGCTCTGGCTTGTTCTCCGGTTCTGCCCAAGGCTAATTGTTGTTGCTCAGAAATATCCCTCTGGAGTTGATTGATCACCCCCTGAGTGAAAGGATTCATTCGAGCATCTAGTTCCCTTTGGAAGGCTTCTTGGTCTTGCCCTGCGGTCTTGAACTGGCTAGTGCTTGTGGCAGGGTCATAGGTTGACCTGAATCCTGTGGTGCCTCCGGTCCCTGCTATGGCCCCGGCTGCACTTGAAGCATCAGAAAATTCTGAGGGAGTAATGACGTTCCCTTTTTCATCCACAAACTGATTGATGGCACCAAAGGCCCTCATTTGCATCGGGTCAAACCCAGAAAACCTTTGTGTTGAATCGTAAGGAATAAAGCCCTTGTTGAAAAACAGTTGAGGGGCATAACTAAAAAGAAAGGATTTAAAATCCTCGCTTGATATACCAGGAGCCTTGGAAATGATTTCAGCACCTTCTTGAGGTGTTATGTCTGCACCTCCTGGGGATTCTTCTGAGGTCCCCTCAGTAAGTGCTAAATCCGTATTCATGCCAAAGTTTTCTGCTTGCCATGGGGTGATGCTTGCTGCTCCTATGGTTGTGTCTGTGGTGCCTGTGTTGGTGTTGTTGTTGGTATCTGTATCTGTGGTTTTTTTCTTTGGTTTTTTACCAAAGTTTAGAAGTGCAGGGGAAAAATACTCAGGCATCCCAGTCCTTGGGTTTATGGTCCCAGAACCTCCCATGGCCTTCAGAAGCCTTTTCTCCTCTGGTGTAACGTGTGCCAGTTCGGTGTCTCCCATTCGTCCCATGTTGGCAATTTTTCTCATGGGGCCTGATAAAAACGTATTCATATCGTACTCGATGTTGAGAGGTTTCCTGAGTTGTCCACTAATAGCTGAAATTTAGTTCCGTTGGGTGATAGCAGAATCAAACGGCCAAGAAAGGTGGCCCTTGTTGAATCAGATGCTGCCTTTCCTTCCACATCCAGGTCCTGCCGTTTCTGCACAGTCTCATCCTCAATGGCTGCCTGAATCGTTTCCTGGATCCTGAACATGTGGTTCTGGTCATACTGAGGCGGAGGATAAGGCAGATCCTTCATCGATCTCCTCCTGTCGTTGCCTTCAGTTGCATGTCACCTACCCGAAAATCCTGATCGAATGCAGACTCGACCCGGTAGCGCATGTATCTACCGGAGAACCTTACATCCGTATATCCTGAGGTTGTGAGTGCAGATGCCCCATGATCGGTCTCGGTGCCCTGTGGGGTCTCTGAGGAAAAGAATCTCATCCTGACCCCAGCATTGTCTCCGACATCTGCATCTGTGATCACCTGCTGGCCATGGATTCTTTTTGATCCATCACCCACCCGGATGTCTCCAGTTTCTGCAAAAATATCATGTGAGTCGGAAGTGGATGCACCCCCAAAGGCCATGTTTCGGTCATTAGTGCCATAGTTTCCAGAACCAGGATCCGAGACTCCACCCTGTCGGGCTACGTTTCCAGTCCGTTCCTGCTCCATCCGATACAGTTTATAGTCTGAACCTGCTGCAAAAGGGGCATTCCAAGGGTTGTTCTCATCCCAGGAAAGTCGGTCTAAACTCCCAACTCCCCACCATCCTTCTGCATAGTTGTATTGGATATATCTGTCATTCTCTCCGTTCCCTTGGTTAGAGGGATAAAACCACCAGACCTCATTAAATTTGCGGTTCTCTGATGCAGTGACTTGGCTGAACTTGGTCCGGTCCACCTGGGTTGCTATATCACTGTAAACATAATCAAGAACCTCGCAGGGAATAGGCTCAACATATCCGCCCGTATATTTAAAGAATCCACCAGGCCCCATCCAGTAAGCAGCAAACTCGATGACTGCAATTGCATCAGGCCCAACCAGGCCTGCCGTGTCGGATATTCTTCTCCTGCCAAAGATAAAGGGTTGGCCAATGAAGTTGATCTCATGGGCATCCTCATCGGTCAGAACAAGAATCGAGTCTCTGACCTTGATCCCAGTCTGGATGTCTCCTGTGGTCTGAAGTTCAAAGGATCCTGCCTCTCCGGTTGCAGACTCTGCCCAGGTTGTGAAGTCCTCCTGGTCTGACCATTGGACCTTCCGGGAGTTTCCTGCTGCTCCGAAAAGCATAGCAATCCGTTCCTGGGTGACTGTGACCCCTAGATTGTTTGTTGGTGCATTTGTGACTCTCTCCCCATTCAAGGGGTAGGATCCACCTGAGGCATCCCAATAGAATAGAGTGCCGTCCTGCCTGAACACTCCAAGCACGTCCTCTCCCCAGTTGTCAAAGGTCCACCTGCCTGCCTGAATGGTGATGGAGGCATCAGTCTGATCTCTGCCGTAAAGTCCTACGTTCCACAATCCTGCACCATATCCACTGTTAGCCTGCCCCTGTGCGTTCCCGGTTCTCCATCGATAGGTCAGGGTGATGCTTGCCGTTTCGTCGGTTGAAAAGGTGCCTTCAATGGTCAACTCGGTATCTGAAACCACATTGGAAATGGTGTAAGACCCTTCATTGCTTCCGCCAGTGATTG